TTTCTCGGCTTCAAGAAAATAATAAAAATCTATTATTGCCTTCATGTTTTTGTCATAGTCAGTTGCTTCTTGATCCTTTGCGAGATCAACAAGATCTTTTTTATTTGTCCATTTAACCAATCGATCTATCATCGCTAGTATATCTTCATTCACATTTTTCATTTTTGATGGCCTCCTGTTGCCATATACACAGGGCCCCTAAGGGCCCTTAAAGTTTTATTTATTTAGTTCCAACGTCATTAGCTTTACTTCTTTTCTAATTCGTTTCAGTCTTTTCTTATCCTCTGCTTTTTGAATAGCCTCTCTTTGTTTTGCCTCTTTTTCCTCTTCTTCTTTTGTTTCAATTTCTTTTCTTATTCTTTGTAAAAGTAAGTCTTGGTCTTTTCTTCCTATGTAGTGAAAACGCTCACGACCTTTGTCTACTAAGTGTCTAAGAAAGTTTAGTTCGTCTATTTTTAGATCTAACATATTAAGTAGCCTCCTGTTGCTACAGACACAGGGCCCCTAAGGGCCCTTGAAGTTTTATATTAAAGGCTATTTAAAGAAGATAGGTTACATGGTTTTTTTTGATCAAAAGGTGACTCATCATAATTACCTTCATTCCACCTTTTAACCCACCAAATAGCGATCTCTTTCTGACCTTCTCCAACAAATCTAAATGCTTCGTAGGCATCGTCCTCGTTGAATGCTCCCCAATCTTTGCCGTTCACAGTAAAATACTGATCAAAGTCATTGTCTTTGATAACAGTAAAAGGGCCGTGAAAGTCTGTTGGGTGTGTCTCTAAAGTATATCTTTTATATTTTATTTTTTCGTTATTCATTTTCGATGGCCTCCTGTTGCCATAGACACTTGGGGCCCTAAGGCCCCAATTTAACTAAAAACATGGGTCACGATATTCGCTACGGTGACCAAGAGAAATTCTTGCCCCGTGTGTTGCCACATTAAAGCGGTTAGTACGGCGGTTAAAGTCACGAGGTTCAAGTACGAACCCTTGTGTGCCCTCATCATCCTCTACGAAGATGATCTCAGCGTAATGTACACGCCCCTGAAGATTACGAGTGTATTCGTATTGTTGGTCCTCACTCATAATGTTCCCGCCAACCATTTTGGCGTTGTCTTTTTGAACGGCAAGAAAAGTTCTGCCATTCTTTTTTTTAATGATTTCGACGACTGTTGCGCCGTATCTATCGGACCACATATTAATAGTAGCGGGTCCGCCAATTTCAAGCGCTTCCATTAGATACGCTTGTCTTGAGTTTAGATAGTTCACAATTGAACCGCTATGTGTGCCCAAATTGTTTGAAGATAGTTTGATATTTTTGTTTAGTATTTTCATATTAGGTAGCCTCCTGTTGCTACAGACACTCGTTAAGTTTGAGGCGCGGTGGGAGAACCGCGCCTCGTGGAAGGAATATTTATGCTCTCTTAAGAGCGTTTTGAAGTCTTACTTCATGCTCATAGTAAAGGTCACTATTGATATGTCTTACAAGCTGATATAAATCGTCTTGTTTAGCATACGCCTCGATCTCCCAAGGTCTTTCTCTATAGTCGATTGCATCAACTAACCCTATCTCTTGGCCGTCCCATCTAGCATGGAGTTGTTTATCGCTCTTCCATACTCTCCACTGAAGTTTTCCAGTCACTCTTTGGTGGACGTGGATAAGTTCGTGGGCCAAAGTTGTAAGGAGTTGTCTTGATCCTCTGTCCCAGTCTAGAACAATCTTATGTTCCTTTTGTTTTTTACAACCGTTTAGAATACAAACAAAAGCACCTACAGTAGTTCCCTTAAGAACTGTTTTTCTTAAGTGGATTTTTAAGTTCAAAGTGTTTTGAAGTTTTCTGCTCATAAGAGCGTCAAGGAGGATCCTTGACGCTCTATTGATAAGTTCGACTCTGTGGTCGTCTCTTTCATTTCTTGGTAAAGAGATTTGAAGTTTTAATTTTTCGTTAATTTTCATATTGAATAGCCTCCCGTGCTACAGACACAGGGCCCTTATATAAGGACCCTATCATATACGTGTTTCGGCCATTAAGGCCTCATCAGTATAGCTTTGGAGGTTTGAAACTTTTACCACCTGGTGGTGGTGTGGCATCCTCTGCGATACCCTCTCGGAATGGTGTCTCTGTTATCCATCAAGTTCGCCCTTTAGACTTGCCCCTGTTTTGTTCGCCTCAGGGCCTCTTGGTCTATCATCATTTGATGATGAGTTAATGTACCATATGGGTCGGTACGGTCAAGTACAATCGACATAATAAATTAAACTTGTGATCCATTATGGTCTACCTAATTAGGTTGGTGACCCAAATTCAAGGTTAACGGACCGCGGAGCCAGGAACGATTTTAAGAGGGCTGGAGTTGTCAAGTTTTTTTTTGAGAGATAATTTTCAGGTTAACTTCTACGAGGTCTCTGTAGGTCTCTTATATGGTAAATTATGGTACGGTTTGAGAAGATTCTAAAATTGACTGAAAAATAAAAACGGTTTAAATCAACGGAGAGTGGCTTGTTAAAGTTTCTCATGTATGTTTTTATATCATATCGTACTATACGCTCTACGGCTCTTAAACCAGGGAAATTCAGCGTTTCATATTATGGAACAAATTCGGATCGTGAACCGTGGTGAGTGGAACGGTGGAACGGTACTAGAGGTTTTTTGAAAAAATAAAAAATAAATAAATATTTTCTTAGAAATGAAGTGTGGCAGTGTTCCATTCGTCTAGAATAGTGGAGAAATATAGTAGAACCTGTCCACAGTACTGATTTAGCAAGTGTTCCAAGTGTTCCATTCTCTCTAGGCAATTAGACTGTTTTTATTATAAATTATTTATAATAATAATAATTTTGAGAAAACCTCTAGTAACGATTTTGTTTACTTGATTTGTTCCACATCATGAAATAATGTAACGGTGTATTTATGGCAGGCCCTGAAAAGAATTTATATAAAATGGTGAAAGATAAGTTGTCCGACTTTAATCCTATTCGTATTGAAACTACTACGATAAATGGTTTCCCTGATCTAATTTTGTTTAACAAGGCCAAGGAAGTCTTGTTTATAGAGTGTAAGGTCTGTGAGAGTGATAAACTGATACAAAGTCTGAGACCCCATCAAAAAGCATTCCATCACAAATATTCTAATATTTTGGACGGCCTATTTATCCTACAGAGGGTGCCCTCTTCGAGAGAGGTTTTTCTGTACAGGTCAAAGGAAATCGATTTCTTAGACCCAAAATGGTCTCCCAAACCTTGCGCGCGGGCCGTTGACCGTGAGAATTGGTATGCGCTCAGCGCACAGCTAGACGCGGGCCCACTAGATATGGTAGGTGCATCGGCTAAATCCCAGGGAATTAACAATAATGGCGGAAAATAAGGGTTTTTACACCCCCAAAAACGCCTATAATGCAGATTATGCGACAAATTTCGTTCCACAATGTGGAACGTTAGGTACTTAGAGTAAAATGAACAGAATATGAACAAACTAAACCCCCCACCAACCCAAAATGGCCCGCGCGCTGTGAGGCGAGGGGCTTGGGAACTAGCATTTTCACAGTTATAGGAAGGAATCTGTATATGGAATATAAAAAACTTGATAATCAACAATTAAAGGCGATGGTAGTGCTTCGACAAAAAATAGAACAAGAAGGTGCTCGCGTAAATTTCATGAAATTTGTCAAATCCGTATGGCCGGAGTTCGTAGAAGGGCCCCATCACTTAAGAACTTCAGAAAAATTTCAAAAATTTTCAAAAAATAAGGCATGCAGGTTAATAATTAATATGCCGCCTAGACACACTAAGTCAGAATTTGCAAGTTACTTGTTTCCGGCTTGGATGATGGGACTTAACCCTAGATTAAAAATTATTCAAGCTACCCATACAGGTGAGCTCGCAGTTAGGTTTGGTAGAAAAATTAGAAATCTTATGAACTCTAGAGAATATAAACGTATATTCCCTGGTGTATCTTTAAGAACAGATAACCAAGCAGCAGGAAGATGGGAAACAAATCATGGTGGAGAATATTTTGCCGCTGGTGTAGGTGGTGCGATCACTGGTCGTGGTGCTGATCTTTTAATTATCGA